CAACTTCCACGACCATCTGCTGACGTGAATGTCGCGTCCCTGAGTGCGCCGCTTGCCGTGCTGTCTGTTCCCGTGACGCGGATAACCTCGTTTCCAACCCTGATCAAGATGTTGAAGTCAGGGACAGCCTGATCGAACCCAAGAGACCCGTACAGGATTGGCACGTCGTCGCTGGCGGTGGGGCTGCTCCCGCTGCCTCCACCCAGCTTGCCAACCGTGCCGATCTGGTACTGGGACACGTCGAGCGTGTCTGGGTCCAAGGCCGCGATGGCCCCTGAGATGGTCCCGCAAACATCCTCCCCCGAGACCATGACCAGCCCGTTGATTGGGTCGTATGTCACAGAACGGAGCCTCTTGGACTTCCCGTCATCCAGAGTGCTGTTCTCGCCAAGGTACGAGGCTGAGGTTGCCCCTGTCAGGTTGCTTTCCTCCACCCCTCTAGCCAAGGAGGGGTCATAAAGAGAGACCCTGTCCGAGTAGTCCCTGCTGGCACCCGTCGAAGACTTGCCGATTCCGGTCACCGCCCAGATTCTCGTCCCGTCTCCAGTGATGTCGTACACAAAGGGGGTTGCAAGGGCGTATTCTGCTGTTGCGGAGGTCACGCTGTAGGTGCTGCCCGTCGAGTCCACCTCGATGGTGAATTGGGTCGGGGTGACTACCGTCGCAGTATGGTTGCCGTTTATTACAACTTCTGTACCTGTTGCGAGGGTACTCTTTATGTTGACAATCTCCCCGGTTCTTAGGTTGTGTCTCGCAGACGTGTTGATCGTTGTCGGGTCTCCGGCAACCACCGACGATATGGAGACCGGTGCCTCGATTGACTGGATAGCGTGTGCCTGAATCTTCGTCCCCGACTGGATGTCGAGCATGAACACCCAAGCGTGAGTTCCCGAATCGACCGTGGATCGTACTCCGGTTGTCAGGACGTACAGCACGCCCCTTGAGGCGTAAAGCAGGTTGTTCAGGTCTGCGGTTATTGTGGAGGTGGACGTGCCGCTACTTTCCGTTATCCAGATGTCTTCCGTTGGCCCAGCACAGCTATCCAGAAGCCCTCGCCCGTCAGTAATGGTTGTGGAGGTGTTGCCGTGGGAGTCGGCCCAAGCCTGCCACACGCCACCAACCTGCTCGTCCTTCATCGCCCCGTCTGTGCCGATACGGAATATGAAAGACCCGGCCAGAGCCGTCTCGCCGCTCCCGGCAAGGTTTCTTACCCAGACGTATATGATCGAGTTGTGTACGGCGATCCCGAGAACCTGACGCCCGGCTCTCTCGACCCGGCAGGGGACACACACGTTGAAGGACTCGTCGTATCCTCCCGTGAAAATTGATCTGGCCCCAGCCCTGTCGAACTTGTAGATTTCGACATCGTAATCTCCCGTGTGTGGGGTGCCTGTATCCCACCTCGCAGGAGTGGACTCGTTGTTGAGTTCCTTCACGGCGGCAACGTAGCAGTTCCCGTCAGAATCCCAAGCGGAGCAGCAGTAGGTTCTGTCTGCAATCCCGTTATGGGCGTTGGTGGTGGCGGTTCCCGCGTTTAGCTGGGAAGAGCTAGCTCCCGCATCTTCTTCTTCCGCAGGGTCACGGTCGGCCCGGTCGTCCGTAAGCCCGGCGTGGAACACTCGACCGTCCCCAAGATACTCGTCGAATTCCGATGCTGGAATCTGGACGATCTCTTGGATCGGGAGGTTTACCGGCGTGTCGGTCGTCTTCCCCTGCCGAAACTTCAGTTCGGCCTTGTTGGATGTGCCGTCGACAACCGCCTCGACAAACGGAGAGAGGCCGGGACGGGAACCTCCCCGCATCCGGCCCTTCTTGGTTACACCGTAGGTGTGCGGACGGACGTTCTCCGCATCCGGCGTGGTGCCGGGGGGCTGGTCCTCGTACCCGAAGTTCTCGCTCAACCCCTTGGCGGGGAAGGCGAGCTTCTGAATCCTTCGAGGAGGCATGGGCATCCTCCTGAAGATCGGTTAGCCGATTGCGCTGCCGAAGGCCGCAGATCCGTCTGCATCCGTGTCGGCGTTGACATGGACCGTCCCGCTGTCCGTGTCGATGAAGATGCAACCGGGGGCGTATCCCTTTGCCCCGGCTGCTGGCTTGTCCTTGCCTGCGGCGATCAGGATGTCGCCGTTTTCGTCGACCGCGAGAATACCCGTGGCGTCTTGTACTGCGTGTCGTTGACTCATCGTATTCTCCTACGTTCTCGAATCTGATCTGGGGATTACAGCGATCTTTGCGGAAAATTGAGAGCTGCCGTTGGCGGGGGCGGTCAGCACGATCTTCGCCACGCCCGGGCCAAGCACAAGCTCTCCCACCTGAGCGATAAGTTCGGTCAGGGTGATGTCGTCTCCGTCTTCAATGGAGATGGTCCCGCCACTGTTGGTAAGCACGACTAGAGTCCAAGACCTCAGCTCGTCCAAGACGATCGTCTCGGATGCAGCGAGGTATTCGCCCGGATTTCCCGAGTCTTCTGTCGCGGTGACGGATTTTACGAGTGACCCGCCAGACGTTTCTGTGGTCGCCATAGCCTACTCCAGATATGTTCCGTCTTGCTGTTTGTGGCGGATTCTCCCGCCGTAGATTCGCGTATGCTCGGGGTCGAACCCGTCTGATTGATCGCTGTTGTATCCTAGCATCTCCGGCCTGTTGGCTCGACCGTCTTTTTCGATGGACGAAGTCAGGGCTTCCATGAACCGCATCTTGTAGACCCCGGCCTCTCTGTCCAGTCTTCGCTCGGCTTCCGAGAGGCAGGAGTACAGGATTGTATCAGAGTGGTCGTCCGCACCGTAGGGATAGTCTCCGGCGGCAGAAAAGGCCTGCGGCCTGACCTCGTATCGGTAGTGGATGACTGCGGAGCTTGTGATCGCGGGCCAGAATTTGATCGTGTGGGTGGCGACTCCGCCACTGTCGGGGTCGGGGGTGGCGGCTGTTGCTAGGGTCTTCTTTGGGACAATCGCAGCCAGAATCGGGTCTGTGGATGAACTGGCTGCATAGTCTCTCTGCCGCAACTCCCTGATCCTCGCCTCCCCGATAATCTTGACCGTATGCCAAGCGTTGTCTTTCTCGGAGAAGGTGATGTTCCCGACGATGCGTCCAAAGTCCCGAGGGAGATCGTAGTCGTCTTGGTGGAGCTTGAAGGTCTTCGACGACAGGGCGGCTCCGGGGTTGTCGTTTGAGTCGAGGACGATTGTGTTGGCGGAAGCCGACGCCACCGGGTAGCTGACGCCGTCGAAATCCAAGAACCCAGACGTGGCCCAAGACGGGATCTGCTTGTAGCAGGTTGTCCCGCTGTTCACGACGTTTGCCTCGTCCACTGTGAACTTGTTCGGGGCCGGGATCGAGAGGATCGTCTCGGTGACGTTTCCTCCCGCCGCAACGTCTGCGACGATAACCACATCGCCTACACTGAACCCGTGGTCACTCACAGTCGTGTATGTCTCGGTATCGGTGTCAGATACAGTACACCCCAGCTTGTCGATTGTGACTGTATTGTTGCTTTCGTCGAAAGAACCCGTGTTCGTGTTTCCGTTCGTGTACGGAGCTTCCAGCTTTGAGTTCGTGACCGGCTTCAGGAAGCTCCAGTCGTGGACGTACCCGCTGACTGGCGGAGGGCTGTAGAACTGCCGCAGGCCGGAAGCGATGACCCGGTTCACGACATCCTCTGCGTCAGATGCAGCGGCAGGGACACCCGTGCCGCCAAAAAGATATTCGTTGACCTCTTTCTGGAGGTCTCCGTTCGTCAGCCCGAGAAGTGCCATGTCGTACCCCTAGATAAAAGAACAGGGGGCGATGGCGGTGAAACCACCGCCCCCTGCGGCTGAAGGGAGGCGAATCCCTTGGGGCTTACAGTTACTCAGCAACGCCGAAGGCGAGTGAGCTGACGCTCAGGATTTGGTCTTCCGTTGCGTTGTTGGACGACTTGGTCGCCAAGACCAAGTACCCGTCGGCAACTCCGGGGTAGGCGAACTTCTTGACGTCGTCGTCTCCGAGGGTCACCTCGATGCGACCTTTGCCGTCCGCAACCATCTTGACCTTCAGCGCACTGTCGTCCGCGAGGGTTTTCGAGTCACCAAGCGTTCCGCTGACATCAGTATTCGCGTCCGTGTCTCCCGAGTTGAAGGCGAAGACAAGGTCTGAAGTTTCCGAAGTCTTGAAGAGACCGAAGGATGCGGGCTTGAGGAGTACAATGCCAGCGGTCGCATCGGCGGGCAGAGGCGAGGTTCGGCTTGCGGCAAAGCCGAGGAACAACGCGCCCTCGGCAGCCTTCGCCAGATCAACCTTGCACTCAAGGACGAACCGGTTTCCGGCCAGAGCGACCTTCCCGAGACTGGCAATAGTGCCTTCGACGTCTGGGACTGCGGCAGCGGGACTGCCGTCAAAGGTATTGGTTGTGACGAGGAGTTCCGTGCCAGAGTTCGACCCGGTTCCCTTAGAGACGCGAGGGTCTCCGGCACCGATGATGGCGTGGGCACCGTATCCGTGCAGGAGCATTTCGCCGTCAACACCGTTGAGCATGTTGCGGATGGGGAGTCGGCCCCAGACCTTCGGGTCGAGTCGTCCGTCGAGGACTGCAATTCCCTTGTGCGGCATGTTAGCAGGCATATCTTTTCTCTCTTTCGATTGACGCTGCCAGTTTCAAAAAGCCCCCCGCCCCGCGTGGCAGCGATTGCTAAGGCGGGGGGCTGTGCGAACTCTTCAGTTTCTAGGAAACGTCCTTCAGAACGAACTGGCTTCGCCGGTCGTTACACAGGAAGTTGTAGGTGCAGTCGATGTACTGCGTAATAGTCCGGTGGTGCAGCGGATGCGGGGAGACGTTCGATTCCCGCATGTACTCTCCGCTGAGGAAGACCGGCATGAAGTTCTTCCAGTTGATTCCGTAGACACGGTTCTGGGCGACGTTGCCCTGATCCTTGTCGAGGAACGGAACCCAGTTGACCGACGTGCGACGGAAGGTCGTCAGACCCTCTTTGCTCGCCACGTCGTTACCGAGGTTCTGGTTCTGCGATTCCAGAATCTCTTCCATCCGCGAGATGATCTCGTAGGAAGTGTAGAACGAGAACTGCTGGCCCACGTTGTTGTAGGGGCCATCCACGGGCGGGCGGAAGTCCGTCTTCACGGCAGCTTCGCGCCAAGCGCGGATCAGATCGCTCTTGGAGACCTTCGAGAAGAAATCGACGTAATTCTGCCATCTGGCGTACTTGTCGGGGTCCACGCCGCCGATCTTGTCGCCATCGGAGTAACCGCCGCTCTCAGGGTACTTGCCCTTGAATCCCTTGTCAGAATCGCCACCGAGGGCGATCCAGTAGTTGACCCCGAGTGGCTTCAGGGTGTCGCCCTTGGCGGGCGGAGAACCCCAGAAGTTCTCTTCCATCAGACCGGCGAGCGAGGTCATTGCATCGACCCGCGAAGTCTTCAGGAGATTGACGAGCCGGGCCGGTTCACGGTTCATCGCAATGATCCGCTCTTCGATTGCCCAGTGAGTCTCGCTGTGCCGCCAGTCGATCTGGCCGCGAATCTGCGTGTCAGCGGTTGTCGGGTTGTCTTCTTCGTTCAGCTTCACGTTGCGAGCAGCGTTGTTGCTGTCCACGCGGAGGTTGAACTGATGACCGTGGCCCGAACCGAACTCGACGCGGTTCTTCTTGAGAAGCTGGGGCATCGCCGTGTGACGCTGGAGGTCCACAACGATGTCCGTCCACTTCACCTTGTCGAGGTGGCGAAGCGTGGTTTCGATCAGATCTTGGTAGTCGCTGGCAATGTAAGCCATTTGTCATTCCCTTGGTCAGGGACTCTACCGCCAGCCTTGCTCCTGTTGCCATTCGGTTGCAGCCTTGACGGCGGCTTCCTCAGACGTGAGGGGAGAGGCTTCCTCGTGGGTCGGGACAGCAGAGGCCTGCGACCTTTGCTGGCGCGATCTTTCGGAGGCTTTACGGAGAGTCTGGTTCTTGATTTCGTTACCGAAGACAGCACCGCTGGCTTCTTCAACCAATCGAGCCATCGGGGGAACTTCTTCACCCCTTGCCTCGTACCCGTGCCCAAGTCGTGACACCGCCTCAGCCAGCCTCATGCGAGCATCGGCTTCTTGGCTGGGCAGGTCATCCTGCTCGCCTCGACCGAAAGTCGCCTCGTCCATAGTATTCACAATTCTCTCGAACTCTGCAACGTTTGCTTCTGCGTTGCGAGAATATTCAGCCTGAATCAGCCGAGCGTTCTCTTCCCGAAGGCTGGAAACCGTGTTGTTCATCTCCTCAAGCGTGCTGTTCGCGTAGTTGACGAACTTCACGATGCCTTCGTCGTAATCCTCTGCATCCTCCAAGACATACTTGGCGAACTTGGTCGGTGCCTTGTCAGGCTCCTTGGCAGGCTCCTCCTCGCCCCCGAAGTTTTCTGCAATGCGCTCGACCATCTTGTCAAAGGCGTCAGGGCTTCCGAAACCCTCCACTTGGTCGCGGCTCAGGCCGAGCTGCTTTCCCCAGATGTACTGCTCGTCCCTGAAGCCAGCGTCCTCCTGCTGCTCCACCTCTCCGCCGTCCTCGACCGGGGCGTCTTCCTCCTCGGGAAACGCCGCAGGCTCGGTCACGTCGACCAGATCTTCGCCCGGATCAGTTTCGGGAAGTTCTGTGGTTTCGCCTTCTTCCATTTGGTACTCGTCGGCCATCTCTACTTGCTCCTTCGCGTTGATGAGTAGGGGGAGCGGTACGTTGACCGCAATCCGCCCAGAATTCTTCCGGTGTCCCGACCAAGGGACGCCGGGGATCTTTCAGCTCCAACAGAGGAAGTTCTTCCTCTGGTCAGCACGCCCCGCAATTTCTCGTAGCCCTTGAGCCTTGTCTGTGGACGCTTCTTCTTGCTCCGCTTTCGCTTGGGCCTGCCTCCAGACAGCAGTGTGGACAGCTTCGACATGAGGTACGACTTGCCTCTTTTCATCTGGGCTGCCACCGCTGCTCGTTGCGGAAAGTTGTAGGGCATTACCGTCCTCCGACCCGCCTTCTGATTCGGCGGCGTTTCTTTCTCTTGGGCTTGGCGAGGGAGGTGCCAATGGTCAGCAGCTTCTTGAGCTTTTCTTTTTGCCGCATCACATGACCCCGTCTTTGTTGTGCATTCCGATCAGCTTCAGGTAGCTGGACTGGTGCCTCATGCTTGTGAAGTTCGGCCTGCCCTGATTGTCAAAGTAAGTCGGAACACCGTGCTTTGCAGCGTGAGCTTCTGCCGCCTTGATGTCTTTTGGATGTACTGCGGAACCCTCGCAGAAATGTCCCTCCCACTCCTTTTGCACATTAGAAGGGGTGTTGTTTTTTGTATCAATACCGGGAACCTTGCGGGCCTTGAATTCTTCCGGTGTAAGCTCTTCTCCGTTGACCTTGTACTTGACCTTCATTTCTTGCTCCGGTTCTTCTTCTTGCTGACGACCGACAGGTTTCCCCGGCTGTTGTTTAGCGGATTCCCGTCCTTGTGGTGGACGTCTTTCCCGTCACCCTTTCTGGCAAGGCCTCTGGCAATCGCATCCCGCCTCGCCTTGTTCCGGCTGGCCCGTCGCCTCTTCTGGGACGGTCGGGCGTGGTAGGTGTCGTATTCTCTTCTGTAATTGCGTTTCGCCATCAGGCACCTCCCATTTGTCTCGCAGCAGCGTCCTGTTCGCTTCCCTGCATACGGTTGCCCATCAGGTTGTTGATGAGAACCTGCTCTCCGCCTGCGCGGGTCGAGCCGGGGCGACTGATCCGCTCGTTGGTCCTGTGGGTGACCGGCGGGCGTCCCTGCGACTCCCGATCCCGCCCCATGCCCTGCTCGGGAGGCTGGCCCTGCTGGGTGACGATCTCGTTCAGCTCAGGCATGTTCGAGTACTGGGAGTAGATCCTCAGCAGTGCGCCCATGTCCAACCCCAAGCCCTGCTGTTGCATGAGCGGCATGGCTGGCATGATGACCGATTGCACAACCTGATTGAGCGTCTGCAACCTCTGTCCGGGCGACTGGAACTGCATCGAGTATGGCTCGACATCAAGCTCGTACTCAAAGAACGGCTTCTCTCTCTGCTCTGGTCGAAGCGAGGTTTTCAGAGGCTCGAACTCGCCCATCTGGATCTCGGCGGGATATTCCTCCAAGGGGTCGTTCCACAGATAGTATGCGAAGTCGGAGACGACATCCTTGGTGAACAGCCTGACCGCGTCCTGCATTCCGGCGACCCGCTGGTTCGCACTGGAGAACAACAGTTGGTCCTGCCCGAGTGTCTGGGACTGTGCCCCCAGACCTCCCAGAGCGTCCAAGTTGCCAGCCAGCCAACTGAACAACTCCTTCGACTGGAGCATGAACGCAAAGTTCTGCTGGTTGATACCGCCAGTCGAAACCTCCTCGATGGGCTGGCCCCCACTGATAGAGACCACGTCTCCGTCGCTTGCCTTTCGCAACCGGTCTCCATCCTCGGTGTCGTGCCCGCGAACGATTCCGACAGTCTTCTGTCGCTGGGCCTGACGGTCGAGCTTTCGGTACAGCCCGTTGACGATCTTGTGGAGACCCTGCCAGAGCATCGCCGGGGCCAGCGGCATCGAGTTGCCGTCGACCTCGTTGAAGAACAACGTGTGGAAGGGGCCATCCTCGGGGCCTTCCCATTCCACAACTCGCAGGGGCGGGTCGCCCTCGTTGGGTCCGAGTGTGACGAGCAGCTTGCTCTTGGGGATCCAGACTTCCCACAGCTCGACCTTGTCGATGTACCGCTCCTGAAGCATGGTGCCGTCAGAGGTCAGTGAGGAGATCCGTTCGTCGCCACCCTCGTTGTAGTTGGAGAGATCCCCGGCCTTGAGCTTGGAGCGGATGTTTCGCTTGAACTCCTTG